GGGAAGGCCGCTTCTAGAGCATGGCTAGAGCTCCAGTACGGTTGGAAACCATTATTAGGCGACGTGTTTGGCGCATGTGAACAACTCGCGCAAAACGAAAATCGCATAATGTATGATACCAAACGCGCGAAAGCTCGTAAAGTCGTGGATTTGTCGAAGAAGACAGTGTTTGTTGACGGAAAAGTCATCACTACTACTGTCGTAACCGGCAATCTCTCCATGAGCTACGTCCAATCTGCGACGTATGCTAAGGGTGACTCTACCCGTCGTACTCTAGCACAGTTAGGAATATCTAACCCGTTGTTAGTTGCGTGGGAGCTTATGCCGTGGTCGTTTGTTGTGGATTGGTTCTTACCAGTAGGACAATTTATCGGAAGTCTAGATGCTACCAATGGTATCACCTTTTACTCCGGTTATGAGTCTTACTTTGTTAAGTCCTATGCCATTCAAACAGTCACGATTCAAGGCATTGACAATTCCGGCGTGAAAATAGATTCGATGAAGATATCGAGTAACGAGATCATACACACTAAGAGAGCCCCTATGTTAGGGTTCCCTGAGCCGTCTATGCCTCGTTTCAAGAATCCTTTGAGTCTAGCTCATGCCGCAAATGCCATTGCTCTTTTAACTCAACTTTTTCGGAAGTAAACACCTATGACAGCTATTGCTGCATTGACCATTGCTGACGGCCAGGGCACGCCAGCAAATCACACTTTCTCCCCGGACAACATCGATCCGAATGGAGTGGCACGTTGGGTAGACCGTAGCGGTGGTATTGCTATCGGTATGCCTTCGATTACGGAAAGCATCAAGCGCCCTTCTAAAAAGGGCTCGCGAAGCTACCGTGTCGTAACGAAAGTGACAGTCCCCGTGTTGGAACAGACCTCCCCTTCGACCGCGACTGGCATTCAGCCAGCCCCGACCAAGGCGTTTGATCTGATCTTTAACGGCGAGTTTGTTTTGCCTGAGCGTAGTACTCTCGCTCAACGGAACGATCTCCTGGCGTACGTGAAGAACTTCTTCTCGAACGTCAATGTGATCCCTCCTGCAATCCAGAACTTCGAATCAGTTTACTAATTCGCGGCCTGGCGGTCTTCTGACCACAAACCCAAAGGACTTACTATGTCATCTATTAAGAGACGTAGCTCCGATATTCTTCAAGAAGCTCGGGCTTTTCGCGTACCTCCATCAGTCACTGATGTTGCAGTTCACCGCTTTCTCTCCTCCTTGGATACTCCAAGAGCTTTAACTGTTTGGATTCTTTACAAAAGTAAAGAACACGATCAGCTTACTGCTCTAGAGTGTAACGCCGTGGATTATGTAAATAATCCATTTCGTTTCCGACTCGACTACATAGCAACTAGCTTCCTCTCGAAGGCGAAGTTTCTTAAGACTTCGTTTGACAAGACAGCTGTTGCTATGGAGAAATTCGAAGAATTCGAATCTCTCTGTGCCGAGACTAATAGTCGCTTTAAGAACCCTGCGTTAGATCCGCAATACAACGGAGCTAACGTTTGGTTGCTTAACGCAACTAAGCGTAAAATCGCCGGTATTCTGGGCGACTACAGTGGAGATGAGTTTGTGGATGAAGCCAATTGGGGACCAGGCACTTCTACCTTGATAAAAGGTGAAAGTGTTTCGGCCATCAATAAGTTCCACGAAGAACGTGGAATAACGCGCGACTTGTACGCCCTCGTAAGCGATTGGTTTCCAATCGCCTACCCTTCGTGGTCTGCCAGCTTATCCCATAACTATGGAGAGAACTGGCATATTTACGAAGTTGGGAACTCAATAGTCACTGTGTCGAAGAATTCGAAGACGGATCGCGTGATTGCAATTGAGCCAGGAATAAACCTCTGGTTTCAAAAAGCAATCGGCAGTATGATCCGCCGTCGACTGAATCGATCGGGCATCGACCTACAGGATCAGAGCATTAATCAAGAGTGGTCTAGGCAGGGGTCCCTTCGGGACTCGAACCTTTCTACAGTTGATTTCAGCTCCGCTTCTGATTCCATTAGTCTTGAAGTCGTCCGGGAGCTTCTGCCCCCACGATGGTTTCAAATAATGGACGCGTGTCGGTCCCGCTTCGGTACGTCGCCTATCGGTGCTCGGAAGTGGAACAAGTTCTCCAGTATGGGGAACGGGTTTACTTTCGAGCTCGAATCACTTATATTCTATGCAGCCGCAGAGGCTGTAAAAGAATATCTCGGGGTCCAAGGACCAACGAGTGTGTACGGAGATGATGTTATCATTCCGTCAGCGACGTTTGACCTCTTCTCATCATTTAGTAACTTCCTTGGATTTCGCGTTAATAAACGTAAGAGCTTCTCTTCCGGTTATTTTCGTGAGTCCTGTGGAAGCCACTACTTTGACGGGGTTGACTGCAAGCCGATCTTCCTTAAGGAAAGAATCCGATATGTGGAAGCCTTTTACAAACTGGCTAACGGTATCAGGATGCTTGCTCATCGCTGCAATTCTAATCGCAGCTGTGATTCTCGCTTCCTGGACTGTTGGCGCTACCTTTATTTCGGGGTTCCAGAGCCACTTCGGCTCGCGGTCCCACGTGATGCAGGTGACACCGGATTCATCAGTAATTTTGATGAAGCCTGTCCAGCCAGAGCCCGTAACGGTATCGAAGGATACCACTACCGAGCTCTAACTTCCCTCGGCATCAGCCGAGAGTCGGACAACTTTGCCGTTCTATTGGCTAGGTTGCGGAATCCGTCAACTCTAGAGTATAACAACAGATATACTCTAAGAGGCCGAAGCAAGCGAGTCTTAACACGGGACTCACTTGTTCGACAGTGGTACAACCTAGGGGAGTGGTGGTAACCCTCCTTTCCCCTTTGTAACAGCTCATGCCTAAAGCATGTGGTGATGACTTGGTCA